CATAAGTATGTAATGGGTGTTGACGTAAGTAGAGGTGATAGTGAAGACTTCTCATCATTTCAAATAATTGATTTTGATGAAAGAGAACAGGTTGCGGAATATGTTGGTAAACTACCCCCAGATACGATGGCAGAAATATGTTATAAATGGGGAAATATGTATAATTGTTTTATCGTAATAGATATAACAGGAGGTATGGGTGTTTCCACGGCAAGAAAACTTCAAGAATTAGGTTATAAGAATTTGTATGTTGATGGTGTTGAGGTTGCAAACAAATGGAAATATGACTATAAGTCGTTAGAAAAAATACCCGGTATAAACTTTAATAACAAACGTGTACAAATAATTTCTTCATTCGAAGAAGCAATGAGACATAAATTTAAAATTTATAGTTCAAGATTATATAACGAAATGAATAAATTTGTTTATATAAATGGTAGACCTGACCACCAAAAGGGTGGACATGATGACTTAATAATGTCAATTGCTATGGCAACATATGTTGCTGAAGCATCTTTTACAAGTTTGCAAAAGGTAACAGAACAAACAAAAGCAATGATTGATTCATGGTCAGTTAATTCTAATGATAATGTTTCAAGACAAATATCTTTTAATCCTGTATTACCAAATACTAATGAAAGACATAAACAATTTGGTGGACAAAACGTATCAAAAGAAGATTATCAAAAATATGGATGGTTATTTGGAGGAAGATAATATTTATATTTAGTAAAAAAAGATTAAATTAAGGGATATGGATAGAATGGAAATTAAAAATCCGAAAAATTCGGCAGAATTAACAGTTTGGCAAAGATTATCCCAAGCTTTCGGACCTAACGCATTATTAAATCAAGATTATCCCGTATACAAATTTGACAAGAAAGAGTTATTAAAAACACCTTCCAAACAAGAATACGAGAAACAATTATTACAAGCACAACAAACTTATTACTTAGCAAATCAATGGACTAAAATTGAGAGTAATTTATATACTCAAGCAGTATACTACGAACCAACAAGATTGGCTTCTTTCTATGATTACGAAAGTATGGAGTACACCCCGGAAATCTCAGCTGCGTTAGACATTTATGGTGAAGAGTCTACAACTGTTGACCAAAATGGTTATATGTTACAGATTTACTCGGAATCAAAAAGAATAAAATCCATTCTTGCTGATTTATTTAACAATGTTTTAGATATTAATACAAACTTACCTATGTGGACAAGAAATACTTGTAAATATGGGGATAATTTTGTGTATTTAAAACTTGATTCAGAAAGTGGTGTTGTTGGTTGTATGCAATTGCCAAACATTGAAATTGAACGTTTGGAGAGAGGTATGGCGGCAAAATCGGCAAATGTTGAAGAACCTATAGAAAATAAAGGTTTAAGATTTAAATGGAAGGCAAAAGACATGGAATTTAATTCATGGGAAATGGCTCACTTTAGATTATTAGGTGATGATAGAAAACTACCATATGGTACATCTATGTTAGAAAAAGCAAGACGTATTTGGAAACAATTATTGTTATCTGAAGATGCTATGTTGATATATAGAACATCAAGAGCACCTGAAAGACGTGTATTTAAAGTATTCGTAGGAAATATGGATGATAAAGATGTTGAACCATATGTACAACGTGTTGCTAACAAATTTAAACGTTCTCAAGTTGTAGATTCTCAAACAGGTAATGTTGATATGAGATTTAACCAAATGGCGGTTGACCAAGATTATTTTATTCCTGTTCGTGACCCAGCTCAAGCGTCTCCAATAGAAACATTGCCAGGTGCACAGAACTTATCTGAAATTGCGGACATTGAATATATTCAAAAGAAATTATTAACAGCACTTCGTGTACCTAAAGCATTTTTAGGATTTGAAGAACCTGTTGGTGATGGTAAAAATTTGTCTTTAATGGATATCCGTTTTGCACGTACAATCAATAGAATTCAAAAATCTATGGTTGCTGAATTAAATAAAATTGCAATCATACATTTATTCTTATTGGGTTTTGAAGATGAATTGTCAAACTTTTCATTAAGTTTAACAAATCCATCATCTCAAGCTGATTTACTTAAATTAGATATTTGGAAAGAAAAAATATTATTATACAAAGATGCGGTTACCGCTGTTGAAGGTATTGCACCTGTATCGGTGTCTTACGGTAAAAAACATATTCTTGGTATGTCAGATGAAGAAATTAAATTGGATTTACAACAACAAAGAATTGAAAGAGCGGTTGGTGCTGAACTTACAAATACAGCAACAATTATTACTCATACAGGTATTTTTGATAATATTGATAAATTATATGGTGTTAAGTCAGGTGCAACTGAAGGTACCTCATCAACACCACCTCCACCACCAGGAGGAGAAGAAGGAGAAGGAGGAGGTCTTGAAATACCACCCCCACCACCAGGAGAAGAAGGAGGAGGAGCGGTTACTCCTGAATCAGTTACCAAAAGAGATAATCTCAAAATATTAATAGAAAATGAAACCTTAATTAACGGAGAAAGTTTTATAGATTTATCAAAAGCGAGAAATTCTTTAGGTGAAATTGAAGACCAGTTGAATAAACTTCTAAGAGATTGATATTTATTATAAAAAAGAATTATGACTAAGTTCGGTATATTAAAATCAAAAATGGAACAGAAACTTTTAGAATCTTATTCTAATGGTACTTTTCCTCAAGAAATGAAGAAATTTAAAAAATTAGTTTTAGAAAATAAAAAGATTTCTAAACTCCATTTTTTATACGATGAATTAAGTTCCAACAAAGGGATGTCAAAAGATATTGTTGATGACTACATAAATGAATGTATCACAATATACGAAAATACAATCAACAAAATTGACATGAAAGAATTTAATCCTATTAATGAATGGGTTAAAAATTCTAAGGTTGTGAAAAATAATTACGAAAATATCGATAATGTGATGTCAAGTAATATTCTTACTTTGGAAAATAAAATACAAAGTAAAAAATTAATTGCCGAATCGCTTAAAAAATCTGAAACTAAAAATGAATCAGTTATAAATTTACCTTTAAGTACGATGGTGAATGTTGCAAATAAAACACTCCAAAAATTTGTATCAGAACTTAACGAATCGGATAAAAAAGAGGTTGTTAAGTTACTAAGTGCTGATGATGAAGAATTACAGAAAGAATTTCAATCAATGAAAGAATCTGTAGTTTCCAAATTAACTGAGATGAAATCTGAAACAAATGATGAGATTAAATCAAGTATTGAGGAAACTATCAATAAAATAAATGAAGATACATACGATAAATTATCGTATTATAAATTGAAGATGTTGAATAAAAATCTTTAATCTAAAGATTGTCTAACCTTTTCTATAAATTTAGCATTTAAAATCTCATCTCTTCTTGTAACGGATTTTTTATCAAAAGTTTTACGATTATTTAACTCGGTCATTTGCCTCGTTTTAATAATTTTACTTTTGTAGATTTTCAATGCTTTCTCAATGTTATTTTTTTCTACTTTTACGATTAACATATATTTAAATATCTTTTAATGTTTTTTGACTATTAACATAAATATACTTATTTTTTTCATAAAATAAACGTAATTAAATTTATGAAACAAAATGAAAAAAGGAAAAACCTCAAAAATTCAGGGGTTTAAATTAGCAAAGGTAATTTATGGTACGGTGGATTCCGTTAATTTTAAATCTCTCTATTTAAACATTCAAACGTGGGTTGAACCAAAAAAAACCTCCGAAAATTGGACTCGTGTAGTTCTTAATCTAAGCAGACAAATTAAACACACAATTTTCGAAAACATTAACAAAACTATATTTGATGACAAATTTATTGTTGATTTAGATTTACGAGCAAGTGGATTAATGGTCGGTAAAAAATCATTTCTTAATTTAGAAATAACATTATTTTTTAAAGATGTTGTTTTGGATTTCAAATCAAAAAGATTAAAAGATGAACTTAAAAAAATAACAACACTTATTTTTTCTGAGAACTTTATAAACAATGAGAATTTTGAATTTAACTTCGGAAAAAATAAGAAAACTAATGAACCAATGATACAAACTTAACTTCTTCAATATTTATATTAATAAACAAAAACAAATATGAAGATTTTACAACCAGGTGAATTAGGAAAAGGAATTCTTATTGAATACGATTCCGGTTATATTTCACCAAAAACACAACATAATTCATACATAATGGAACAGAAACATCTCGACCATTCTAAACCATTTGAATTCTATGCTGTTCTACAAAAATATAATACTCCAAACAGAAATGGTAGAATATACCCTGAAAGAATATTAAAAAGAGAAGCGGATAACTATAAAAAAATAATTCAAAAAGGGACTTCTCTTTCTGAATTAAATCACCCCGAGTCATCACTAATAGACCTTGATAGAGTATCACATATCATTGATGATATTTGGTGGGAAGGTCCTGTACTTATGGGAAAACTTAGATTATTAACAAGTCCAGGTTTTCACGAAAGAGGGGTTTGTTCCACAAAAGGGGACTTAGCCGCAAATTATTTAAGACAAGGTGTTACTCTTGGTATTTCTTCTCGTGGTGTAGGTTCACTTAAAAAGGTGGGAGAACAAAATGAAGTTCAGGATGATTTTGAATTGATTTGTTTTGACTTGGTTTCCTCTCCGTCTACACCAGGTGCTTATCTTTTCCATGATGTTGAAGATAGACAAAAATTTGACGAGTCTTTAGAGGAAGAGAATGAAATGAAGATAAAAAGACAAGTTGGTGAAACTGGTAATAAATCTTTGGATTTGATGAAAAGATTATCTGATTATTTAGGGAAATAATTGACATTAAAGAATAAGTTTGTTATCCTTATAAAAAAATTAATATGGAAGAAAAATACTTCGTAGCTAAGGTACAAATCGATTTACCTGATTCTGAAACAGGTAAAGTAAAAAAAGTCAGAGAAGAAAAACTTGTAAAAGGTTATAATCCAACAGATGTTGAAGCAAAGGTAACAAAGGTTTTTGAAGGTTTTACACAAGATTGGAGAATTACTGCAATCGTTGAGAGTAAAATTAATGAAGTAATTGAATAGTCTTTAGATTAAGATTATTGTAAAAAGGGGAAGGAGAAATCTTTCCCCTTTTTTTTGCGGTTAAAAAAAATTTTGGTTAAAATGAAAATATTTATATAGAAATAAAAAAAATATCATCTATTGGAGTAATAAATAAAACTTTTTCAATAGTTGGTAATATTTATATTAAAAATAACGCAAACATGGCAAAAGAAAAATCTTTAGTAGAAGAAGCAATCCTCTCAATGAAAAATTTAGAAGAGGCAGTTGCCGAAAACGCAAAAGGAATACTTGCTTCAACAATGAAGGAAGAAATCAAAGAACTTGTAAAAGAATCTCTGACTGAACAAGAAGATGAGATTGAGACAGATGTTGACATGGATGTTGAAACACCGGCTGACGATTTAATGATGGCTGATGATGATACTGAAATGGATACTGATAATCTCGACACCGATATCGATATGGACGATACTATCGACCTTACTGGTGAAGATACCGAATCAATCATGAAAGTTTTCAAATTGATGGGACCTGAAGATAGCATTACCGTTGTTAAAGACGAAGCTGGAAACATCAACCTAAAAGATGAAGACAAAGAATACATGTTGGTAGGTGAAAGTGAGGAAGAAGAAGAATCTATGGAAGAATATTACGATGAAGAAATGGAAATGGACGAATCTGATGATGAAGAAATGGAAATGGATGACTCTGATGATGAAGAAATGGAAATGGATGAATCTGATGATGTTGATGATATCGTTAATAAAGTATTCGGTGAACAAAGTTCTGAAGAAGACGAAGAAGACGAGTCTGTAGTTTACGAAATCTCATTTGATGATGAGGACGAAGACGAAGACGAAATGTTTGAAGGTGAAGAAGATGACGAAGAAGATATGGATGAAGATTCACATCTTGAAGAGTCTAAAATAACTTCTAAACCTAAAGGTAAAGGATTCGGAAGTGCTTCGAAATTCAAATTCGCTAAAAAACCTAATATGGCTGGTGGGTTCAAAGAAAAAATGAAAGAAGGACCTAAATCAGTTGGTACAGGTAAAGCAAAATTTGAATACAAAGAAGGAGAAAACCTTGGTAAAAAATTAGGAAAAAATACAGTGGTAAAAGCTGGTACTAAAAAAGTGGAAACTAAAGAAGCTTCAAGAACCTTAGGTTCAGGGTCTAAATTTAGAAAAGGTGGTTTACCGAAACCAAGAGCACATTCTCAATTTAACACCGCTATCGAAGAAAGTACTTCCCAAAAAGAAGTTCAAATTCTTAGAGAAAAAAATGAAGAATATAGAAAAGCTTTAAATGTATTCAGAAATAAATTAAATGAAGTTGCGGTATTTAATTCAAACTTAGCATACGCTACACGTTTGTTTACAGAACACTCAACATCAAAACAAGAAAAAATCAATATTCTTAGAAGATTTGATTCGGTTGAAAATATTAAAGAATCTAAGAATTTGTACAAGACAATCAAAGATGAACTTTCATCAACAAGCACACAAGTACAAACAGTTACTGAATCAGTTGAAAAAAGAATTGAAAAATCACCTATTTCAGGTTCAGCAGCTAACTTGATTGAGTCAAAAACTTATGAAAATCCTCAGTTCTTGAGAATGAAAGATTTGATGTCAAAATTAAAATAAACCTAAAACAAAAATAAAAAACCAAAAAAAATGGGAGCATTATTAGAATCAGGTCTTGTTGGTAACATCGGTTTAAAACACCTTAAAGTTATCAAAGAAGATACTATCAACAAATGGGACAAATTAGGGTTCCTTGAAGGTCTTAAAGGCCACCTAAAAGAAAACGTGGCTCAGTTATATGAAAACCAAGCTAGCCACTTGATAAACGAAGCAACTTCTGACGGTTCTTCAGGTTCATTCGAAACTGTTGTATTTCCTATCGTTAGACGTGTGTTCTCTAAATTATTAGCTAACGACATCGTGTCAGTTCAAGCTATGAACTTACCTATCGGTAAATTATTCTACTTCATACCAAAAATTCAAGGTTACAGTGGTGGAACTAACACTCAATGGAGTGATGTATCAAGTGGTGACCACTACGCACCTGTAGGTTCTCCTGGTAACTACCCTGGAAATCCAAACGCTGGTTACACAAGTGGTACTCCTTACGCTAAAAACCTTTACGATTTATTCTACGAAGGAAATGAAGCTGCTTTAGACCCTCCAGGTTTATTTGACTATTCAAAAGGTCGTTGGTCAGCAATTACTGCTAGTACTGAGATTCAAGTATGGTCAAATGGTTCTTTAGCTTCAGCTACAACTGAATACGCTACTGCAACTAACGTACGTAAAATCATCATCAAAATGTGTGGTTTTGCTGATACAGGAGCAGGAAAATTAATCGGTCCTGATGGTAATGAAATGGATACAGAAACTTTCTTATCTGATTTAATTATCTTCACAGGTTCAGGTTTATCTGCATCTACAACTAACCCTTGTACAATTTCTACAGGTCCTTTATTGTTCCGTGTGGTAACACAACAATATGGTAAAGGTATCGTTAGTTACGGTAATACAACTACTACATCATGGCCGTCAACTGGTAACGGTGGTTCATTCAAAAATGTATGTGATGCTAACGGTTGTATCTACTTAGAAGTAGATTTATCTTGTCCAGTATGTGCTGATTGTAACGCAACATCTTTAGATGGTTACACAGGTTCAACTATCACTGCTAACACAACTACTTCATTCTACGCTGCTTTCAGACGTTATGAAGAATTAGAATTCGAAGACAAAATTGGTGAGGTTTCTTTCGACTTAGAATCAGTAACTGTTACTGTAACTGAAAGAAAATTAAGAGCACAATGGTCTCCTGAATTAGCTCAAGACGTTGCGGCATTCCACAACATCGACGCTGAGGCTGAATTAACGGCTTTATTGTCTGAACAAGTTGCGGCTGAAATCGACCGTGAAATCCTTCGTGATTTACGTAAAGGTGCAGCTTGGAACTTACGTTGGGATTACAACGGATGGAGAAGAATTTCTGCAACAACTTCTTACACTCAGAAAGATTGGAATCAAACATTGATTACTGCAATCAACCAATTGTCAGCACAAATCCACAAGTCAACACTTCGTGGTGGAGCTAACTGGATTGTTGTATCAAGTGAGGTTTCTGCTATCTTTGATGATTTAGAATACTTCCACGTATCTAACGCTTCACCTGAGCAAGACCAATACAACATGGGTATTGAAAGAGTTGGTACTTTAGCTGGTCGTTACCAAGTATACCGTGACCCTTATTTCCCACCTAACCAAGTGTTAATCGGACATAAAGGAACATCGTTACTTGATACAGGATACATCTACGCTCCGTATGTACCATTACAATTAACTCCAACAATGTACAATCCGTTCAACTTTACACCGATTAAAGGTATAATGACTCGTTACGCGAAGAAGATGGTAAATAACCGCTTCTATGCAAGAATTACCGTTGATGGTGTTCGTACATTCGATTTAAGAGAATTGAGATAATCAAAATCTTAAATAACATCCTAAAAAGGTCAGATTTTTCTGACCTTTTTTTTTTAATTAAAAAAAACAATAGGTTTTTTATATTTATCACTTATATTTATAAGTATGAAAAAATATATACCCACAAAAAATGAATTAGAAAAAATACTACAAATGTACAATGTTGGGCTTTTAGGTTCACAAAGTATATCAGAACAAATGGGGATAAATAAACAAGTCGTAATTAGAATTTTAAAAGAGAATGGTATAGTATTTGGTCCTTCGGGAAGAAGATTTATTGGGGGTAAGAAAGTTGCCGATAAAAAATATCGAGAAAAAAATAAAGAAAAACTTAACGAGTATGTAAAAACTTGGTATGAACAAAATAAAGAGCATCGTAAACAATACCTCAAAGAATACCGTGAAAAAAATATAGATAAAATCCGTAAAGTAAAAAGAAACTACGAAAGAACTCGTAAATCAAAAGACCCCCTTTATAAGTTAATCAACAATTTCAGGACTGCAATTTATCAGGTATTAAAGGAGAACAATATTCAAAAGAATGGTCATTACTTTGACATCCTACAATACACTCCTGACGAGTTAATATTTCACTTGGAAAACCAATTTAAAGACGGTATGACGTGGGATAATTATGGTGAATGGCATGTTGACCACATTAAGGCAATTGCTTCGTACAATATTCAGGAGATAGGTGATAGTGAATTCATGGAATGTTGGTCATTAGAGAACTTACAACCATTATGGGGTGAGGAGAATATTAGGAAGGGTTCTCGTTAGATTCGGGTAATTGTACAACTGAAAGGGATAGATTTGTGTTATTAATACTATGTGACCAAGCAAGTCCTAACATTTTATATGTTGTTTCAACCAAATTGTATATATAGGATTCATCTATTTTTTCATCGGAACACCAGTTAAAGGAGAATAAAGAGAAGAATATATCATCATCTTTTTCCATTTGGTCATAACAGTCATATCTGACATGTTCTTTAATAAAGTCTTTGGTTACATAAAAATTAATATCTCCACGTAAATCGTTAAAATGTTGTATAATTCTAACCACTTCAACATCTTGTACAAACGGAAATTTTTTCTTAATTAACATGTTTAATACATTTTCTAATTTAGTTCTATCGGTCATATTTATAAATATTACTAACTGTTAAGATATTTATAGATATGTCATGTAAAAGTAGATTTTTGGTCACGGAAGAGGATAAGAAACATATCTTATCCATGTATAATCTCATTAATGAGGCTGAATCTGGTAATGTTATAAACATAAGTAGTCAGTCTTATTTTGATAATGGGAAGTGGAAAAATTTAAATCAACAGGGTAGTAGTGAATTATCCAAACAAATGGATGAGAAGGTAAAACCTTTTTTATTGAGTAATAAAGGTTCAATTGTAAGTGTAAAAATAATTGCGGGGGAATCACAGGTAACAAATGTTGATAATGAGGTGTCTCCACCTAAGACTGTTGAGGTTGGTTATTTAGCTAAAAAAAGAGCTGAAACCATGAAAAACATATTATCTACTTACTTGAATGACTATTATAAGACGGGTAAAATATCTTCAAAACCTGAGTTTCAAGAACCTGAGATTAAAATTGGGGAAACACCATATAAAAAGGGGGATAATCCAAATGACCCAAGATATGTTAAGGAAAGATTTGTTAATGTTGAATTGACTCTTAAATCACCTGAAGAGTGTGTTGTTGGTTTAACTGTTGAAGTTATTTATGATAAGCAAAAGAACGAAAGTTTTCCATGTAGAGGTGGTCATCAATGTGATGAGGCGAAGTTTAATGTTAAAGTCAATGGTGTTATTATAGGTGTTGCGGATTTAAATAATAAAGTAGATTCTGGTAGTAGATATTTCAAAAAAGTGATTGACGATAGTTTGGCAAAACAAATTATGTCAAATACTCAAAATAATCAATTAATTATTAGTTTACAATGTTTGGAGACTAAATGTCACTCTTCGACACCTGAAGTTAGAATAACTAAAGGTAAAAATGTTTTATTTTGGTCTTGTGCTCCATCATTAGGTGAAAGAGATGATGCAACTGAGAAAACTATCTTAGTTTTGGATGCTTGTGGTAATACTCTTAAAATGGGGGATAAAAGTAAAATTGTTCAAAGTGACAATAAAACTGTTAAAACATTTGATGTACAGAAAGTAACACCAAATAAAAGTAGTCGAGAGACATTAGATGTGTTAGTTAAAAATAATAAGGCGAAAAAATTCACAAACGGTGTTTATGAGTTATTATATAATTATGATTTTACAGGTATTGGTTCCTACCAAAAAGGGGATTATTTAAAACCCGCCAATTAATCTTTACTATATCTGCAAGGTATTCCATTGATTGTATCTTCAATCCAAATTATATCATGTATGATTGTATCAGTTGCATCACCAATAAATGGGGTATCAACAACATAATTAGGATTCAAAGTATTCGTGTCAACAAAAATACTTGTTCCAAATGAGTTTGTATCGATATTCATGGGTACACCCATTAGAATCTTCATATCTTCTTTAGATACACTCCTCATGGCGTTACGAAGAGCTTGTTTACAGAATCTATCGAGTTCCCTTTTGGACATCCATTCACCATTAGGTTTCTGATAATAATGTTTTTGGTTGGTTGTTGCACAAGAACCTAGTAAAAGTACAACAGAAAGGGTTATGATTATATTTTTCATACCACAAAGATACAAAAACTTTTTGAATTACCAAAAAAAAATAATCTTTTTTATTCTTTTTCTTTGGTTTCGCTTAAAACCCTTATGGATTTAGAGATAATTTCACTTTCTCCTAATGTATAAATCCCTTGATTATAAGCATGTTTTACCGCCTGAATAAGTAAAAATTTGGCGTCTTCATATCTCATTGATAAAATAATTGCATCAATATGCTCTTTGGATTCAACCGTAATTGAATTAAATAATTTGGCAAAAACTTCCTTTTCTTCCATTTATTAACTTTTAGATATTTATAATAATAAGTGATTTTTTCTACAATGTTAAGAGATACCATAAAAAAAGTTTTAACCGAGGTTACAGGTGATGTTGGGGGTAGAGGTAGTTATATTGCACCTTTAATGTCAGGTGTAAGATTATTCGATAAATCACAACTTGCACCATTTACGGATTCAGTATCCAAATATGATAATGCTGAATTAGAATATGATTCTTATGATGGTAAAATGAATAAGTCAAAAAAAGAAATTAGTAAAATGGAAAAAAATGCTATAAAAATTGCAAAACATAAGAAAAATCATCCAACACAAAGTGATGATGATGGAGATATATTGAATCAATATCCCGAACATTCTAAAAAATTAAGACAAAAAGATACATCAAAACCATTTATAAAATTTAATGAATGGGTTGAAATAAAAAATGATGATGTTATTTCTGAATCAGGTATTAGTGATTTTGCGGGTGAATATAGTGGGCCTATGGAGTTAGGTATGAAAAAATGGAAAGATTCTGAATTGGGACCTTTTACAAAGTTTTCTAAAATACCAATTAATAAAATAAAGGTGAAGAAGAAAATAAAAAATAATATTAAACGAACTGTTGGTATGTGGGAAAAAGGAAAAGATGGGACTTATAATATTGATACTCATGATACACATACAATTAATGAAGATTTGGCGGTATGGTTTGGTACAAAAAAGAAACCTAAAGGAAGTAAACAACCAAAAGGTCCTTGGGTCAATATATGTAAAAAAGTTGATGGAAAACATCCTCCATGTGGAAGACCTGAAGCAACTGACAAATCATATCCTAAATGTCGTGCGGCAGGGGTTGCTGGTAAAATGAGTGATAGTCAAAAGAAAGCGGCTTGTGCTCAGAAAAGGAATGCGGAAAAATCACATTCTAAAACAGGAACGGGTAACAAACCAAAAATGGTTTCATACAAACCAAAAAAGAAACAAAATGAATCGTTGGAAAGACTTATTATTAAGGTTTTGAGGGAGAATTTTTAACTTTCGACAATATTATTTTTAAAGAATTTTTAACATTATTTGTCATCTCATCTTCGACAGATTGTTTTTTAGCTTCTAAAACCTCATCAAACTTTTTAACCATATTGAAGTATTGTTCATCATCCTCAAAAACTAAATTATAACAATATACGTGATTTATTAATGTAACTTTTCTATTATCTATTACAACAAAAATGTCCTTTTCGTCATTCTTTATAAACCTTTTTAATGATTTAGGACCTATTGTTAAATTACTTTTTGGATTTTCTATTAGAGTAAAACAAATTTCTGTAAAATATTTTTCTTCATCTGTTATTGGATATTTGGGGTCAAATCTTTCTTTTAAGTACACATATACCTTAAACAATACTTTGGATATCATCCCGACAACTTCAGGTCTTGTCATAAAATATTAATTTTTTGGAAGTTTAGGTATAAAAAATTAATCCCTCAAGAGGGAGGGATTAAAAAGTTATTAACAATATGGTGAAGAACACCTTTTTTTACCATCTAAACCTGGCATTCTTCCTTTACAAACCTGAACTGCGTAACCATTAGCATATGCTGAAGGGTACACTTTAAATTTTGCTTTTGCTGCTGATTTACCTCTGGCACATAATTTTGTTCCTGTTTTTTTTCTTCCTTCACTTACAACTTCATCATCCATAGTATGATAACGTTTTGTTGTATTCATAAGAAAATCAAACACTTGGTCTAAATTATTTTTAGCTTCGGCGATATGGTCTTGAGCCCAATCGTGTCCATCATCTAGTATTGATTCTATCTCATCATGATTTAAATCAAGTAATAAATCACACTGTCTTCTCATTTGTTCTAAATTAGAGAAGAACATATATCTATCACTTTCTTGTTCATTAAGAACTTTTATGATAATATTCTGTAAATCAGATTCTTTTAACTTAATTACTTTTTTCATTATTCTTTAACATCAAATTCGTCCATAATAGTATCTAAATCAAGTAGATTTAAATCTATTAAACGTTTAGTTAATGTTTTTCTACCAATTTTTCTCAGGTATCTCATTACAATCGGTGGTATATCATCACTATACTTACCAAAAAGAGAATCAATAATTTCAGATTCTTTTGGAGTTGGTGTATAATCAGCTCTTGACCTTGATGCTCTAACACCAAATTTACCTTTTTCGAATGGTTTATCTTCTTCCGCCTCTAATAAAACTTTCTCGATAATTCTATTAAGGTCTGATTCGGTTAATTTAACTACTTTTGCCATATTTTTTTATTTATAAATATCTTGTTTATGAGTTTAATCCGTTAATGCCACCTAATACTACAGCATCCATCATTACAACTGCTTTACCACTTAAATTAGTCCAAGTAGGATGTGGTAATTCAACTGTTTGTGTATCACCACTACAAGTATAACAACCAATATATTCAGAACCTCCACTTAGTGGTTGATTACATTCTTCACAAGTTGTAAACGAAGAATCAAACCTATAAAATGGATAATCAGGAAGACAAGCGAAACTATCATAATAAGCTATAAAAGTATAACACTCGGCTCCTCGTGAAAAAATAATTGGGTCTCCTAAGTCTATAGATTCTTGAATTAAAGAATCGGTATAAACATCAGGAACAACAAAAGTGATTTCTTCAGTATTGCAATTTTCTAACTCAATTAAACTCACCGATTTAGTATTATTACACTCATCACAACTTCCAATATTTGTAAAAACAAGATGTCCATCACCTGTGTCACCTGATAAGGATATATTTCCAGCAATAGCACAAATTAGAGAATAATTACCAATGGTACCTACAACCGCATCACCTTTTTGAATTGATGGGTGAAAATAAAAGTTACATCCAAAATCACCAGTTTCTTCAGAATTACAATCAGTCAATGTTCTATGTATGTATTTATTTTGTTCACAATCTTCGCAAGATTCAAATGTTGGTAGAGTAATTATTTGTAAGGAAGGTGTATCTCCAGAATCATTGGAGATTACTTGATAACATTCATCACATATTTGAACATATGTACCTAAAGGAAAATATGTTACAAAAACTATTGCGGTTAATGTTGTGCCGGTTTCATTACAAGGTGCGAATGTAAAAAATTTATTGGTGCAAAAATCTTGTCTACAAGTTTCACAATCAGAATAAAATTTAACGAATGTGGCTTCAGGTGCATCAACTGTTCCACTTAAAACTGTACCACAAAGTATAAGTTCTTCGGAATCAAGAACAAAAGATATAATGTCATTAGGGTTTAATGTTTGGTCTGATGAAACTACCCAATTCAAACCTTCAACGTCACAATTTTGTACAATATAATTTGCCATATTTTTTTATTTATAAATATCTCGTTTATGAGTTTAATCCGTTCATTCCACCAAGTTGTACGGCATCCATTAAAATTACATCATTCCCAGTTAAATCTGTCCATACAGGGTGTGGTAAAATTATTGTTTGTGTTACTCCATCACAAGTATAACAACCAATGTATTCAGTTCCGGCGGATATTGTCGTTAGTACTTGGTTTTGACAAGCATTACAATTATTAAATGGTCCACTAACATAAAAATAATTAGTTTGTCCTGTTGGACTTAATTCTTGAAATGTTGCGCAGAAAGAAGGGTCACTTCCAAATTGTATTTCATAAGTTAGTCCTGTTAATGGTGCACCATATTGACTACAAAAATTAGTTGCTTCAATATCAATCTGTTCAAGTGAATCACAAGTTATGAATCTAAAATTTAAAAATTCTGTAATGGCACTTAAACATTCACAACAATCTGCGAAGGTAGAACCAAACAATGAAAGAGGTGTTATTGGATTGTTTGTTTCGTCACCAACAATTCCACAAAACAAATCCTCACCAATATAAAAATCTATTGATTCTCCTAATGTTAATGTACTTGCAGAAATAATATATGGAGTATTAGTTAAACATTGTGTTATATTATAATTTGGCATTTTACTTTGTGTTTACTATCTGAAATTTAATTTGTCTTTTATATGTGTTGACTTCACCACTACTTTTAACTTTTATGTCGATAAAATACTCGTTAGGGATTTTATCTCTGGTGTCAAAAATGAAATAATATTCATTAGGTGTTCTGTTTATAGTCGTCCAATCTTGAACTTGAACTTCAGTTTGACCTTCACGAACGTAAACTCGATAAAATGCTTCAACTTTCTGTAATAATTTTTGTGTTGTATAAGCTTGTTTGATAATAACCCCAACTTTTCTTATATCGGTATTAAGAATTTTTTCATCCTGTTTGATTCCGTAATATTCAAATCCATATACTTTAGGGTCAATTGATGTTGTTCCAATTTGAATAGAACTCTTAAATGGATATAATGTAAAATCATTTAATATTCTTGGTATTGGAAAACCATTTAAACTTAAATTATACCATCTGTCAGATAACGTACAAGGTGTTTTTAATCCCGTTAAAGGTGGAACAACAACTTCATAAACCCCTTGAGTTCTTTGACAAGTTGTTAAACCTGTTAGACCCGGTATTGGTGTTCCTGTATTGTCTAAAATATCAACTAAAGGTGTGTAATCTAGATTAATTGGATTACCATCTTCATAAAGATAAAGGTATAATTTATTAACTTTACCTAATGTAAAATGATTTCTATCATCGTCAATATAATCATTATAATTTGTTTCCAGATAAGGTTCATAGAATGTTTGTGTGTGTCTTGTAAAGAACTGAACTTCATAAACATCAGTCAAACCTGTAATATTTTCAACCTGTGGTTTGTAAGCAATTCCCCATCCTGTAACATTTTCAATAGAACCATCAATAATACCATTTATTTCATCTGTCATGTCAAATGCAACATTTTCATTACCAAATTCAAAATGTTGTGTATCGATAATGGTTAATCCTGAATATGGGTAATTTCCTGTATTTTGATTATTATAAATTCCGGGTTGAGCCCAAACACCTATTGTTGTAGTTTGATACCAATTTGATGGTCTATCTGAATAATTCTTATCAGTATCACTGAATTCATATAATAAGTCAGCAAAATCATAACCAACACCCTCATCCCAATATTGTGGTTGGGTTGGGTCATTATCGATGTATGGTATTCTAAATAAAATTAGGTCAAATGAAGTTGTTCTCATTCTACCTTGAGATGTTCTTGTGTTCAACTCATCGTTAAAGAACGATGTGTTTACCATTCTTAATGTATGTGTTAGATTATCTGTACATCCTGTTGTTATTAAACCATTATTATATTTTTCTATAAGTAAGTCTAAATTTAAATCGAATATAAAACGACTATATCCATTTGGATATGATAAACTTGACCCTCTACCGAAAAACAGTTCTGTAACAGGGTTTCTACCTGTATTAACAAAACTATTTGAGATAATGGTATTATTTTTACTAAAGTAAGAGTTATTAATAGACATCCAAATGTTTTACTAATAAATATTAGTTAATTCGGATATTTTGATTTAATATTGTATTTTCTGAGTCTGCGAGTATCTGATTTATTTCATTTGTGGTTTGTCCGTTACCTGCGGCAACAGGAACAGGTGGTAATGTTGCAGTCTGATGTACGTGTCCTGTGATAAATGCAAACATTTTTGTTAACAATTTCATTAATTCATCACCTCTTACTGTAGGATATGTTAATTGTTCAATACCTTTATCAGTTGAAACGAATTTTTCTTGTGGGATTCCATATAAAGTTTCCGTTAAATTTATTTTACCTCTCGGACCTGTAGAATCATATGAAAACATATAAAGTTTTTGTGCTCCTAATATACCATATGTTACAGGTGACGGTGTAAAATTAATTGGTGTTTTACTTTGTTTTTCAAAATCACCCTGAGGACCGGTTATAGCATTTCCATTTTTGTTACCTGAAATTATAAAAAATCCACTTTCTATTTTTCCTTTATTTGGTTTTATATTATTATAAAAATTTATATAGTTATTTAACTGTGCGGCATCGTTTGTTGATTGTAAATCTTTAAATGTTCTACCTTTCTCATAAGTTATTTTGGAGGGTGTTACAACGAATGGAAATGTAAAATTTGGGTTAAAATTATTTTGATTATTAATTGTGTAACCAGTGATATCTAAACGACCATTAATAAGACCATTAACAATTTTATTTATTAAATTAATAACATCATTAGAACCTAAATTATCAATAATAAATGTTTCAATCGGAGCACCATAGTCAGTACCCTCACTTAAACTTAATATACTATCAATCTTAAAGTTATTTGTGTTAACTCTCTCACTTGGGATTGTATTATACAATTTAATACTTCCTTTAAATGTGTCTACTTTATTTTCCAAATTTATAATATCCCAAATTAATATTTTTTTAACGATTTGAATTTTTTCAGTGAACTTAAAGAAATTTTCAGTTTC